ACGTTTTCCCACTTTTTGTATGCGTCGAGGTATGTCTCTCCCTTGTCGCCGTTGTGGGTGATCTCGTAGTACATACCGTCTGAAATGGTTGTACTCACAAGTGCTTTCCAGTTCTGCAGGGTCTTGCAAAACCAAACAACAAAAACATGCTCTTTTCCAATAAGAACATGATCTGTCTTGTCTGCGTGGTTGTTGAAATAATCGACTACAATCTGTTTTGCCTTCTCGATCATTGCGGAATTATCCATTGTGCATCCTTATAATTTGATTGCAGCGGCCATTATGCCGTTTTGTCTTTTGCTGTACTTTTTGTTGACGTTTACTTTGCTTTATATGCTCGGAATCCGTCCACGCGTGCGCGGTCATACCGTGGTTTGAATCCGGAAGCCTTCGCCGCCTGCCTATATGCTGCATAAAGTTTGTCTATGCGCTGCTGGCACTGCTGCCGGAGCACGTCGTCTTCGGCGGCCTGCGCGGCTATGGCTGCATCCTTTTCGCGTCTGATCGCGGTTTCTATCTGGCGTAATCTCTGACGTGCATCATACAGACTGTAATGCTTGCCGTTGATCTCGCATCCCTTTTTGTTGTCGTCTGCCCACTTTTGGAGCTGCGCGTTTGTATACCTTCTGTTGCTGTACTCTGTATCAAAACTCCGTACAAGGTGCATACAGTTCCACTCCCCGATCGGGCGGCGGAATCCTATATAATGGTTCCCGTCGGCGTCGGTGAAGTCCTCGCCGGCCTGCATCCGCTCGAACTGTTCAAGCAAAAATACACGGCCCTGTACCGGCTCATGATCCGGGGCGCTGGCAAGGTGGGCCGATAGCTCTATCGCGTTATATCCCAGGGCCTCTCCCACCATCTTGGAGGCTTCCTGGGTGATCTGTTTCGCGCCGTCCACAACATTCTGTCTCACTGCTGTGTCAAGGCGTCTATGGTATCCGGACGGGTACTGTATCTGCATCCCTGCATATCCGATCTGCTTTACAGTATCTCGGACCATCGAGTTGTAGTCGGCCCCGCCCGTGTTGGTGGCAATGATAGCTTTATCAATAGCCTGCCGGTATTGCTCCGATTGTATCGTCGTGTTTGACAAATTCTGCATTGTCCCCGCCGTCTGCCTGGCTACATACTGCGTGTAGTTCTCTATACGCTTGCGGTCCATGTCTGACAGCGGTTTTTCCTCCAGGGCCCGTCGGAAGCGCGGGCTCTCGTACTCATCATTTAAGGCTTTGGTATACAGGTTGTATAGTTCCTGCGTTGCCATCTTCGTGGCCTGCGCAAGTCTCGCATTTATTGCGGCTATATCCTCATTTATGCCTGCCATGATTTCGATTATGTGCATACTTGACGGGATAAGCTCCCCGACCCTGGCGATCTGTGCCGCAACCTTCCGGATAAAAAACTGGTTCACATCCTCGAAGTGCTGCATTATCCGTTCGATCTGCTCTTCCTGGGTCAGTCCCTCGTCGGGAGGGTCCGGTCCCTGCGGGCCATACCGGCCGGAATCCCCCAGCCGGTTGATATCGTCAAATTTATTGGGCATCCGCTATCCTCTTATTTTTTCGGCGGGAACTGTTCCTGCTTTTTCCTGCGGTTGTTAGGGTTGTTAGAGTTGTTACGTCCGTTACGGCCGTCGTTCTCCTGCTCTTCCTCGCCTTCCTGGCCTTCCTCGGGCTCTTCCTGCTCTTCCTCGGGTATTTCCTCCCCCTGCTCTTTTGCGGGGCTCTGTGCGCCCTGTGCGCGGTCGTCGAACTGAGGCAGCATCGTGTTCATGCTCTCTAATGCGTCGCTCTTTTCACCGTTTACCGCCTCGATCGCCGCCTCCGCCTGCGCGCGGGTCTCTCCAAAGTACCACATGCGGAATTCGACTTTCCCGATAATACCGGAATTGAAAAGCATTAACCGTTCCTGGGTCTGCTGGTCGGTGTCTGTCAAAATGGAATCATCCCACTCGAAAGACACATCATACTCGCCCTCCGGTGCAAGGTGGTATATCGTCGCATACCGGTCCATAGCGGCTACAACGTCTTTGAGGCACTTCTCCAGGGCCCTCTGATTGTCCGATATGGTCTGATAGCTGCGGGCCCTGACGATCTTTAACTCCGTTGCGGTCCGGGGCTCTACGTTGGCATCCGATATAGTACCGCGGGATAGTCCGCACTGGTCCTCAATGCGCATAAGCAGATTATTGAGTCCGACAAACAAAGAGGAATCTCTGATCTGAGGGGCAAAAACCTCGTATAGATCGCGGTCGCCCTTGTCGATATCAACCGCGCGGAAAAGCCGCTGGTTGAGTTTGGGCATTTCCATCCCGCCGCCGGCCGTCTTCCGGGGCCTGAGCGCCGACGGATCAACGTCTATTGCCATCTCGGCGGCTTCGTACTCCCACAAAATGCGGCTGTACTGCAGGTCTGCCTGTCTGATCGTGTCGGCCGCCCTGGCATATACGGAAGCGCCCAGGGGGCTGTCCACGTCAACGGTGTTTGAAGCGGCTACTTTATACCATCCAATCAGCGGGGCATCGGTCTCGGTGACTATAGCCTCCGGCTGCAAGTGCTCCCACCGTGGCACGTCTTCCAGGTTGATCTCCCGGCCCAGGCTGTCTTCCACATTAGACTTAAACGCCCGCTGTGTGATCCTAATGCTCCGGGTCGTTTTATTTTGTGTGCGTGGCCGTCTCTGGGCGTCGCCTGCGGGTTTTTCCGTGGCCCGGCTGGGATTGTCCGGCTTTTGTGCTTCCTCGCCTTCTGCGGGCTCCTGCGCAGTCATTACGACCCGGCCTTCCGGAGCCTGCTGTGCTCCCTCGCGGGCCTGTTTTTCGGCTGCCGGCGTCCGGTCGCCTGCTCCCTGATCGTCTCCGTCGGTCTCTCCCCGGCCGTTTATTACTGTGTGTCTTTCCAGCCGGGTGTAGATCGTCTTTCCTTCCCGGAAAACATCAGGGATTATAAAATCTGTCAGGTTCCCGTCGTCGTCAAATGCGATCGGATAAAATCCCCAGTCCATTGCCCAATCGAAATGAATGTGCCCGGTCTCTGTATTTGGATAGGGTTTTATAATCATACCGCCTGCCGCGCATCCCTGTTCCAGCTTTGCCCGAAAAGCCGTCGATTCTATCAGCTTTTCAAACTCGGTTTTCAGATACTCGGCCCGGGGGTTCATTACTTCCTCGCCGGTCTCGTCGGCATTTTTGCCGGTGATGTTCCACTTGACCTCGAGGAGGACCTGTCTGGCTATCTCTCCGGATATAAAAGCGGGCAAATTGAGAGAAAAGACGCTCTCCCGGTCTATCCAGGGTGCCTGGTCCAGGTACATCTGATACCACTTTTCGACCGCGTTTGTCATATCTACTGTGAGCGGTGTCTCTATGCGCTCCGCCTGCTCTATTGATCTATAAGGAATCATGCGGCCGACTGCCTCCCGTATCTTTGCAAATAGTGTAGAAACAAAACTCATTGTCTCCCCTTGTTTTACTGACCTTTACGCTTCCAGTATCTTTCCAGTCCATAGCGCACTGAGTCGATGCTATGATCGTTACCGTCAGGGTATTTGGAAATGATCTCGTCGTCCTTGTTGCGCTCGTACTCATACTCCGTAAACTCTTTAAAAGTGTATGGAGTGCGCTCCGGATCTATTACTATCTTTCGGAGTGATTGGAGCCACTGAAAAGAATATTTCCGGCTTTCCGGACCTTTGATCGCCCGCCTGCATAATGCACCATACGCGCGGAAGTCTCCGGTCGATTGTGCGGGGGACGAATCGGCCGTTATAAGGTCGGTACCGTCTACCCCTTTTTGATCTCTGATCGCCTCCCACTGCTGCAGGGTCGATGCTTTCCATAGCCTCAGCTCGTCGTATATGTATAGCGTGCGCGTGCTGGGCTCCAGGTGCATCTTGGACCAGTGGAACGGGTCCGGATAATATCCCCAGTCAATTCCCATATAGACGTTATCAAAATGTTCTATCTCGTCCTGGGTGATCGGCCTGATCTCTAAATTCTGGAATACTTCCCCGCCGGTGCCTACTGCATCCCCTAAATACTCGTGTTGGTATGCTCTGTAATTGGTCCGTCTCAGGTCCTCAGCGTCGTCTAAGAACTGCTGGCCCAGCCATTCTGGCGACACGTCTAAATAACAGGACTTATGACGCAGGGCCCCGTCTCGGGGCTGTAGCACGTACTTGTTTGCCCAGTTGCTCTGACTGATCGGCGGGTTAAACGACTTGAAAACGAAATATTGCGGCCCGCCTCGTAGGACCGACTGCTGAACACTTCGGATCTCTTCGTCGCCGCTGAATTCGTCTAATTCCTCGAACCACGCATACTTTATATACCCGCGTGCGACCTTGATAGACTTGATCTTTTTTGCATAGTCCAGGCCGCGGAACATTATTACCTGGCCGGTTGGCTTGTACGTGCATTGATAGGGGCTTTTTGTGTATTTCCACAGATGCCCGACGCCTAAAACGTCAATAGCCCATAGCACCTGCTCAAATACAGATGTTCCGATCGTTGACGCAACCTTGCGGAACACGATCGCATTAGCGGCCGGGTCCTGCATCATGCCATTAACGATTTCCACGGATATAAAAGACGACTTTGTACTGCCTCGACCGCCGTATAAATCATAGTAGACATGGCCGCCGCGCTTTATGTCGTGGTGGACCGGATAGAAGGCCGGTGCGATTATATCAGTCAGTCTGATCTGTTCCCTCGCCTGCATCGTCTTCGTCCTCGTCCTCTATCTCGATATTTCCCACGTTCTCACGCTGCGACTCTCCCAGCGCGTCAAAAGATGCGGTTGTCCCGCCGGCGTCGCCTTCGTCCGGTACGTCGTCTATGATTACCACGGGGGCCTCGCCTCCGCCCGTTGTAGCGTTCATACGGCGCTTTATATCTTCTATCTCCGCTTTTATCTTTGCTACACGCGCCCGGCGTTCCGCTTCCTCGCGTTCAAGTTTCAGCGTTGCCATAATAGCGTTATAGGCTGCCACGTTATTTTTCCCGCCGCCCAGGGCCTCATTTACCATGGCAAGCGCCAGGGCCTCTTCATAGGTGATCTGCTCACCTTCCAGTGTCGGCCCGGGGCTCGTTAGCAAATCGTGCATAGCTTTCCGCAGGTTGGCTTTGCGCCTTTTGGATGCTGCTGACGCGGCCCCGCCTTTTCTTCCGGCCGCCGCCGCCGCTTCGGACGTTTGGAAC